GTATAAAAAAAGCCCTCGAAGACTATTTAAACACTTCCAAAAAAAACAGAACAGACGAAAGAATGAAATTCCTTTCCTACTACGAAGGAATCGTAGAGGCAATGGAAGATGACCTAAAAGATTATTTCACCAGAGGTGCATTAAGACAAGTTCCTCTCGTCTGTCAGAATGTTACCGCAAAATTGATTAATTCAAGATGTATCGTTTATAAAAACTCCCCCCAAAGAGAAAATGAAGTGTATACAGACCATGTTAAATCCCTAAACGCAACAATGCTCAGCCTTGAGAGGATAACATACCTTCTCGGGACTTCTGGACTCAGGAGCAAATTCAACGAAGAAGAGGGAAAAATAGAATATGACATCCTTTCTGAGTTCTATCCCCTCTTTTTTCCATTTGAGAAAGACCCAGTTGCGGTTCTATATCCACTTTACTCCTATGAATTCTCACAACTCGATTCTGATGACATATTTGCCTTCTGGAGTAAGGATTTTCACTATTTGGTCAGCGGTCATGGCGAGATACAGCCCGTAGAGGGGAATGAAGAGATGATTAATCCTTATGGTGTGATCCCCGTAACCTTCGCACACAGGCATCCGCTTACGACAGAATGGTTTAGGGAAGGAGCTTCCGATGTTGTGACTATGAACCAGACCGTGAATGTTATGCTCACGGAAATGTCTCTTGGGATGAGATTACAAGCCCTTGGTCAGCCTGTGGCTTCTGGAATAGATGATGATTCCGCATTTCAGCTCGGTGTAGACAATATTATTACCCTTCCCGAAGGGGCGAGCTTCAAGTTTGAGTCTCCAAGCTCAAGCCTTATTGAATATGTGGAAGCTATAAGGTTCTTTGTTGACTCGGTAGCATATAATAACAATTTGAAAACGAAATGGTCGAAAGGAAAGGATACAGTTCTTTCTGGAGAATCATTGAAAATGCTTGAGATTGATCTCACGGAAAGCATTAAGACAGATATTAACGCCACTTGGAGAAAATTTGAAGAAGATAGGTTCAGAGTGGACAGGGAGATTCTTTCTGTTCATGGAATAAATGCGGGGTCGGAAAATCCCATTGATTTCTCAGAGCCGAGATTTCCGCTGACAGCCCAAGACCAGAGGATGCAATGGGAATGGGAGTGGAAACATGGTCTTTCGTCCAAAGAAGACTGGTTTAGGCATAATAATCCTGATGCGAATGAAAAAGAGATAGAAGAAATGATGTCAAGGAATTCTGAAGAACCTGATGAAGAATCTGCTGAAGAACCTGCCGCTGAGCCTATTGTTGGGAAACCTATTGCGAAGCCTATTGCGAAGCCTCCTGAGGAATCCGAATAATGGAGGTATCTGTTAAGATAGAAGAAGACGCTTATGATTTTTCCACTCTTGTAGATTGGACGAAAGTGTTGAAAACCACAGGAAAGATTATTGTAGATGACCATTTCAACAGACTGAGGGACGGTATTGATGTTAATGGAGAAGGGTTTACAGAGCTTAAACCAGAAACAATCGCCCAAAAGAGGGCGGCTCGTCGCCCGTTCCCCGAAGTCCCGCTTTATGCAACTGGGAGAATGAGGCTTCTAAAAGCCAAGTCGCCAAAAAGAAATAAAGTAGAGATACTATTGAGAAGAGATCGAGACGCAATAGGCGGATACCATCAGTACGGAGAGGGAAAGAATCCAGTAAGAGAATGGTTGGGAATATCAGATGATGCGTTTTCAGCCATTGCCGCCGCAATCGGATCGGAATTAGTGTCGAAATTAGAATTTAGTGTAAAAAATTAGATTTAGTGTAAAATAAAAGGAGGTCAGTATGACCGAAGAAACAGAGACTCAGACGAGTCAAGAGATTGAATCAGATTCACAGGGTGACACCCCGTCTTTTACGGAATCTGATTATGCCGATTCTATCGCAGAAAGCAAGAAGTATCGGCAAAGAGCACAGAGAGCAGAATCGAAGTTCGATAAACTTCAGAAGCAAGTGGAAGCCAGTAGACAGAAACAGATGGAAGAGAAAGAAGAATGGAGAGCCTTGGCGGAAGAAAGAGCCGCTAAGATTTCCAAACTTGAACCCATCGTTGAGCAGGCAAAATCTATTGAGCTATCCATACGCGAGGGACTGCTTTCAGATTTTTCTGATGAAGATCGGGAAAATTTTAAAGACCTTCCAACGCCTGCATTGAGGAAGGTACATGGGAAAATTGTTCAACAAAAACCCGCCAAGACCGATATGTCTTCGGCTGGAATTTCATTGAAGCCATCAAAGAAGATGTCTGATATGACTGATGCCGAAAAACGAGATAATTGGAGTAATATCTTGTCGGGTTACATTAAATAGGAATAACAATGGCAGAAGTAACATTAACAACTGCGGCTAACTTTATTCCCGAGATGTGGTCAGACGGTATCCTTGATTATGCGGAACGTGCGTTCCAATTAAGAAATCAGGTAACTGATCTGTCCAGTATGGTTTCAGCAGGTGGCGATACCATCCACGTTCCAAAAGTAACTGAAGAAACAGCGGCTTCATTGTCCTCTGGCTCGGCTGTTACTTATGGTGCAAACACGGATGGTAAAGTTGACCTGTCTGTTGACCAACACGCTTACGAAGCTAAAAGAATAGGCGATATTGTAAAGGTGCAGGAAAATGCTGACCTTTTCGGTATGTATGCTAAGAGCATGGGCTATTCTATCGCAAAATTCATTGAGAATTATATTGCGGTAACAGTGCTTCAAGGGCAAACGGGAAATGATGTTACGCTAAGTGCAGATAACACCTTCACAACCGCTCTGATTAGAAGTGGACTTCAGAAGTTCCTCGATGCGGGTCATTCTTATACTGACGGAGATGCTTTCTTGTATTGCTCTCCTGCGGCTTATATGAGTGCCCTTTCGCTTCAGGACTTCTACGATGCTTCCAGAAGAGGCGATGCACAGAATCCGAATGTTTCGGGTGCTGTGGGTATGGTTTACGGTGTCCCCACATTTGTCTCAACTGATTGGGATGATGATGGTGGTACTGGAGACGAAACAGCAACCCTGTTCAAGCGGGAAGCTGTTTATATGGCTATGCAATTAAGCCCAAGAGTCCAATCATCCTATGATATTGACTACCTTAGTACGTCAATCGTAGCTGATGTGATTTTCGGGGCATGTGCAAGTCATGCGGCTTCAAGCACAGCTTGTGCGGTAGCGAATTTCGCTAATCCGTAGTAGATGATGAGTTGCGGGGGTGGTTTTAACCGCCCCCAATGCTCAATTAAATAGGAGAAAGAAATGGCACAGACAAAGAGCAGGTATTCAGCTCAAGAAGCAATAAATATCCAATTGGGTCAAGCAGGGTCTGCTGTTTTTACAACGCATAATGCAGAAGTTCAATATGCGGGGACTGTATATGTAGCTATTGCATTTTTAGAAGATTCAGTATTTGAAACAGGGGCAACAGGATTAGTGCCTGAAACCAATTATATATATCCAAGCAGTAATGCTACATCTTCACTGATTGCAGAAAATAGTTTACAGGTAGATGGAATAACCTTTCCAAAAGGTTTAACTATCTACGGAAGATGGACAGCCTTTGAATTGACATCTGGTTCTTGTATTGCTTACATAGGAGAATAACATGAAATGGTTTAAGCGAAAAGACGGTTCAGTCTTTGGTAAAGAAAATCCTTCTGAAGATCAGATGAAGGAATATAAAAAAGCGGGTCATAAGGAATGTGATGAAGCAGGTGGTGCTGTAAAAAAGGCTAAGAAAGCTAAGAAATAGTGCCGATTTACGAATTTCAATGTGAGGACTGTAAAAAGGTTTTTGACGTTCTTCAAGATATTAATTCAAGAAAACGTCATACTTGTCCAAAATGCAAAGGTTCTCGAATTAGAAAATTGATCTCTCGGGTGCAGGCAAGATTTGGTAAGGATTTTTATGAAGAAGAATATAAAGCAGGGGCGTTTGACTGATGGCGACTGACTTAACAAACACAAGAATATCTGACGGGTACGGACAACTTCTCCACGCTGATGGAGGACTTACAT